AGTCATAAGAACCTCTTCTGAATCCAGAGAAACCTAAATTTAAAGCCATATCCTCAGAGTTGTTAAATACTCCGTAAGAAGTACCACCAGCTCCGTAAGAATTCATAGAAGCTAACATATCATCCATAGCTAGAGACGTAGCTCTATTTACAAACATCATGTTTTCTTCAATAGCACCTTGTTTATCAAACTCAGCTAAGATAGCGTCAAACTCAGCTAAATCAGTAGCAGCGTTAACACCAGTAACACCAGAAGTTGTATTACCTCTATCTTCGATAGCAGCAAATAAACCTTCAGTACCAACAGTATCACCACTTGACATACCCATAGCAGCATCAACACCTTGAGCGTTACCAGAAGCACCAGCACCAAAGTTATGAGAGTTGTCATCACCAAGTTCAGCTTCTAACATTGCCATTTCTAAGTAATCAGTAAAACGAGCTCTTGTGTCAGACTCAGCTTTTAAGTACCATAAGTACCCAGAAGCACCACCTTCAGAAGTAACTTCTACCCAACCGATTCTAGAAGCATCAGATCCTGATATTTCGTAGTAATCTTTAATAATGATTGGCTTGTTAGAGAAAGTTTTGAACTTTGGCTCATTAGCAACACCACTGTCAGAGTGAGTACCACCTTTTTCGTTGTAACCAACACCTTTCGCGTATTCAGAACCATAAACCATTATAGTTGTTTTCTTGTTACCAGTAGCTCCAGAAGTAGCGATTGTACTACCATCATAAGCCGCAACGGTAACGTCACAGTCGTTAGTACCAGCAAAACCTGTTACCATTGCTTTGTAAACTCCGTTTGGAGTTGCTACAACAACAGTATCAAACTTTCTAATACCATGTGTTACTGAAATACCAGCTTCAGCGTAGTTGTTTCCATCAATGTCAGATTGTATCGTGATAACATCATCAGCATCAATATCACCTAAATAAGACATGTGTAATCTACCTTGCTCAGACCAAATAACTTGATCAGCTGTCATAGATTCTTCAGCTCCAACTTGTGAAAGAAAACCAGATATAGTCCTAGGACCAAATACCTCTGCTTCTTTCTCCATTAGATCTGGTAAATATTGTTGACCCCATCCAGACGTGCTGTTAAGGTCTAGGTAATTTGTAGATAGTGTTTGCTTTATTGGAGCTGGAACACTATTCAAATTAGTTCCTGCAGTAATTGCCATAATTTTGAAATTTTAAATTGTTATTTATTTTTTAATTCTAAACTTAAAATCAGGACCATCATCATTTAACACTCTAGCGGTAAAACCACTAGTATTTTTATTTTCTGTAAAAGACTGCCTTGGATCCATATCAACATTTTTGGATTTAGCAATACTTTCTTTTAAAGCGTCCGCCTTGCCTTGCTCGTAAAAATGATTTGCTACCATATCTGGATTCATAGCCGCAAATAACGACTTGTGATAACCAGCAGCGTCATCCATGATATTTTCTTTATTCAAAAACTTTTTGATAAAATTATTAATATCACCTTGACTTTCTTTGACAGCACTAGAATCTTTTACGTTTAATCTAAATCTTTTTTCTCCAACTTTGTATTCAAAACCTTTGAACTTATCGTCGAATAATTGATTGGTCTTTTTAGCAAATGCACTAGCTTGCTTTTCTCGTGTTTTTAAATCTGCTTCTGATTCTTTGTTGTATCGATTGAAAAAATCAATAGCTTCTTGTTGCTCTTTAGTGAGTTTAATTCCACTCTTGATATCTTCGTAATATTTGGATTTTACACTTTCCAAGTGTTGCTTTGCTTCGGCAACTTGCTCTTTCAAAGCTAATTTTTTTCTTTTTACATCTCTTTTTTCGTCCTCATCTTCGTCAAAAGAAAATTTATCTTCCATGATAAATTCTATTTCTTCCTCTGATAAATGTGGTTTAGTTTGCTTATAGTATTCTTTTAATAAAGTATCGTTGTCTAACTCTGAATAATCTTGATTAAGGGCTACATAATCATTTAAATCACCACCTGTTTCTTCCATAAAGTTCAATAACTTTTCTACATTTTCAGGTAATGGTTTTCCAGTTTCTTCAGACTCAACTATAGCGTCTGCAACAACCTCTTGAATCTCTTCAACTTTTTCCTCTTCAGTAATCTCTTCTAATACTGGAGTTTCTTGTGTTTCTGCTTGCGGTTGTACTTCTTCTTGTTCTTGTGAGGCGTTGGTATCTTCAGCGAGTTCAACCACTCCTCCGTCGTTAACAACATCCTTTTTAACCTCTTCATCTTCTTTTGGTGTTACAGGATTACTTAAATCAACCTTAGTTATAGTTTCTTCTTCTATAATAGGTTTCATTTTCATTTTTTCTTTAACTTTAGTAACGTTGTCTTTCGTTTCGTTACCGTCAGGTTGTTTTTCAACCTTTTCTTTTACTTTTAACGAGCCTACTTCGTTGTCTACTTTCGGCTCTTCTTTTTTCTTTGCCATAATATAATATAATAATAGTTAATAATTGTTATCTAGGACCAAAGCTTGATAAATCACCTAACCCTCCTATTATATCATTACCTGATGACTCGAAGTTTTTAGGTGGTTTATTGTTATTTCTTTGGTCTATAAGCGCACTTTGTTGTGTCGCTTGTATTTTTGTTCTTTTGTCTTTACGATCTTCTTTTTCTTTTTCTTTAGATTTACTACCGTCAACTTCCAAACCTTTCAACTGCATATTGTACTGGAACTCCAAAGCCATTAATTCTTTTTTAATATTAGCCTCTTGTTGAAGTTTTTCAGTTTCAAATCCTACTTTTGCCTGCTCAATAGACATTTGTGTTTGTGCTAAAGCTTGTTGTTTTTGAATTTCAGATTGAGCAGCGGCTTGTTGTGCCTGTATATTAGCTTGTGATTGAGCTTGTATATTCTGTTGTTGTAACTCTTGATCTCTAGCTATTTTCTTTTTTCTTCTTATTTTTAATAATTGATTAGCTAACTTAAGATTCTTTACTTCCCTTAAATCAATAGCATCCTCAAGCTCTATACTTTGCTGCGCTAGCGCGGCTTGTATATTAGCTTCTAAAATAGCTTTTTCTTCTTCATCTGGCGTTAATTGTATAAATATACCAAAATCATATAAATGTAAATCTGCCATTTCTGTAAGAGTTGCTACATTATGCATTCCTAATGACTGTACAAAAGCATCGGCAGTAGGCGAATATTCTATAATATCAGATATTCTAAGTGACAAACACTCGCAAATTGACTGTGTTAAAAACAATCCACCTTGAAGTATATGTCTTGTAGCTGTATTAGAATTTGCCGCAGCTAGTTTTTGTACGCCTACTAATGATTTAGGATCTGGATTAGCCGCATCTCTAGCCTCGTTTAATCCCGTTGTATCTCTTATCATTTGTAGATAATAATTATAGTTACCTATAAGAGCCTGCATTTTCTGTCCTCCAGCACCACTAGTTATTTCTTGAATAGGAACTTTGCCAGGATTCATATCTCCCTCTGATGTAAGTGATCTACCTATTATACTACCAGTTTGAAAAAACATATTTAACGCTTCTTGAGGATTATAGTTAGTTCCGTTTCCAAGATCTACCTCAGCTAAACCGTCAGCGTCTAAATAAACTCCATCTGGCACCATACGTGACATTACTTGTTGTAACTTTAAGTGTGTCAACTGTATCATGTCAGCAAATCCTGTTATTCTACTTACAAGTGACTCTATTCTGCCTTCGTACATACGCGGTGCCACAATAGCATAATTCATTTTTACTTTAGTAAAATTACTTTTAGGACGCATCATATTTTTAGACATTTCCCATTTTAGTAATTTTTTAGTTCCTAGTACTAAAGCACCTTCATACAAACATTCTATAGACCTAGCTTCTTTACTAAAGTTTTGACTTTCCCCTGGATTGAACGAATCATTTTTTTTAATAGCCTTATCAGCTCCAGTTGCCGTTTCTTTTATTTTATAAACTTCGTTCATATAAGTTTTATAGTCAAAATATAAAACTCTAACTTTATTACTATCTCTGTCGTCGTTAACATGCTTATGTGTACTGTATTCTCCTAGCGTTTTAGTATCGTGTGTGCCTATCTCTTTTAAATCTTCTTCAGTTAAATGAGGAAATTCTTTTACTAATTCGTTTATAGGTATATTTTTAACTTCACCGACGTAATAAATATCATCAAAATACGGTGATTCACTATATGAATAAACTAAATTTTCAGGATCAACATATTGTACTTCGGCGCCTTCAGATGTATTAAAAGAAGTTTTCACGGCTCCTATACCTAAAACTGTTAAATCGTAATAAAACCTCTTTTTAATTAACTCATATTTACTACCTTCTAATAACACGTTTAACGCTTGTTCTTCAGCTATTTCTACAGCTTGCTTATAATTAATCTGCATGTGTAAATCTAACTCTTCTTGAGAGTCTGGTAGTAATTCTGTTGGGGTGTTATAAAGATTTAGACCAAATCTTTCCTGAACGAAGTCTTTTAATTCTTTTTGTTTCATATCCTCCATGATTTTATTCATGTACTCAGTCCTTTTACTTACTCCGTATGGATCTTGAGAATATGCTTTTATATCCCACGTTCTATTAGATATACCATTTACTACTATATCTACAAACTTTGGAATGATTGGAACAGGTTTCCAATCTAAATTAAGATAAGATAAATCACCATTAATAGATAATTCATCTTTGTATTTTTGTATTGATTGTTCTCCTCTAGCGTATAATCTTAAATTACGAAAATTGTTTCTATTATGAATATATCTACCGCTAAAGTTATCTTTATCAAACCACTCTTTTTCTATGGCTCTTGCTACTTTAAGTCCATAATCATAACTTATTTTTTCTACATCACTAACTACCTGACTTGGAAACTCTTTCATATTAATTTTTTATTATCTTTGAAGTATTACCCTTGTTAGAATATTTAGCAATACTTATATTTAATTTCGGTTTTTCTATTTTAGCGTTTGGTCTATATAAATGTCTATTACAAGCCATTATCGCTAAACCAGAACTTATTGTTGCATCGTACTTTGTACGTTTAGTTATATCAAATCTAGACCAATCATTAAGCGTTTCATTAAAATATATATTACCATAATTACCATCGTTTAAATGACCAACATGACTTTGTATATACATTTCAATTGCCGCTGCGTGAGCCTGTTTTATATCTTCACTTGAATTAGGTATTCCACCTATTTCTTTTTCTGTTACAGATAATTTATTCCATAACTTATCAGGTCTATTCATACTATAACCTCTATAACCTCTTCTTCTTAAATGATATAATAATCTAGGTTTATTATTCTCACATAGTATTGGCATCCCATAAAATACTAACGCCATTAAAACATCTTCAAAAAATATCTCAGCTGTTGGTGGTCTAGATATATATTCTAAAAACATATGATTAGGTGGACAATCTTCCATTGAAAACTTCGTAAGTCCATGTAAAGCTCCATTTGATCCTTTACCGTCAACTGTCCCTGATATATCGTAACTATCACAACCAAAAGCACCCATGTGTTCGTTAGCAGGATATTTTATGCCATTCTTTATTACAACTCTATTCTGCATGTGTTGAGGTGGAAACCAACTAACTTTAAATCTACCTTTTGGATCTGGGTAAAATATAACTTGAGAATCTTTTATTCCATTAACCCATTGAAAGTTTCCTTTACTTATATTTCCTTGTGCGCCAATACCTTCATTATAATCTATCTGTTCGTATATTTTAACTAAGTTAAATATACTGTTTTTAGCCTCGTCTCTAAACGCATGCTCTGTGGTTCTTGGAAATTGTCTATAGAACTCATTTAAAGCGTCGTGATCTTGTTTTAAACCTTCTACTTCGTTGTCCCAATGTTCTATTATTCCATAATCAATTAATTCACCGTCCGGTCCGAGTACATCATGATCTGGGCTATTAAACACAGGTTGTCCGTATTCATCAATAAATCCTTCGTAGTTCCATTCCATTGGGATAAAAAGAGAATATAAACCAGACTTTGTTTGTCCATTACGATTTCGTCTTGTAACGTCTGAATCATTATATAATTTTTTAAAGTTATCTCCTCCTTTATCTAGCGCGTTAGAAGTTGACCCCATCATACACTTACCAACTATTTTAGCACCTAATCTTAAACAAGTTTTTGTAACTCTCCAGTTGTTTAATATGTTGTCCGGTCTTTCCCACTTACCACTTTCATCATGAACCAATAAATTTAATTTCTCCCCATCATAACTATTGTCTCCTGTATTTTTCCAATCAATAGTAGTATCTAATCCTTTAATGTCTTCGAGTTGTTCATTTGTCGTAATCTTTTTTCTCGTAAACTTACTAGCGGGAACACGATAAGCCAACTCGGATTTTGGACGATCCATTCCATCTTGTATAGGTTTAAAAAAGAACGGATAGTTAATTGATATAGGAACGACTTTATCTGTAAACATTTTTTTAGCATCTGAACCTGTTTTTGATAGTATACCATATCTACTATCACTTGAAATAGTAGCCAAGTTAACTGTTTCTGCGCTTGACATAAAAGAAAATCCTGACCTACGGTTTTTAAGATAACACATACCGTAACATCTTTTGTCCGCCTTACAGGCTTCCCAGAATATGTAAAATAGTCTATTAGCTTCTCTATAATCTGGAGCCCCAACATCAATCTTACTCCATTGTAAGTACATATAGTGCGTACCAGTTATCCAGGTTGGTTTACCATTATTCACAAACCAGAAGCCCTCCTCTCGTCGTTTAAATTCTTCGTCTATGTAATCGTACCATTTTTCTTTGTTGCTTTC